AGTGCGAAGGCAGATGCCTATAACATAATCTTTTAAGCGTAAGTGCTTACAGGTGTGGCAGGTTTTTTCTTGGTCTTTAGTCTCAATCATCAAATAACCTCCCTTGTGCCATAAATTCTTCCAGTCTTTTCTTGCTTGCCTCGTAGTAATCCTTGTCAAGTTCAAAACCCACTGCATCAAAGCCCATGTCGTAACAGGCTATCAGGCTAGAGGCTGAGCCAACGTGTGTGTCTAAGATTAAATCGCCTTTCTTGGCGTAGTTGTGGAGCAACCACTTGTAGAGCTTTACGGGTTTCTGGGTTGGGTGGATGCGAAGTTCTTTGTTCGCCATATCGCCTTGGAGCATACCGTTCCACATATAGCGAAAAATCTGTACACTTTTATGCAGGGAGCAATAAGCGATCTCACATTTGGAAAAGCTACTGGCATCATTCACCTTATCCCACACTATGCGGCCAGAACCTAAATTTGAGATTGAATAATAGTTATAGCCCCATATAATCTGATTTTTAGATACTCGGAGCAGTTCATCAAAGTATGGCTGATTAGGTACGCTCCAGTGTTCGCTTTTAAACCTATGCCTTAAAACTCCCGTGGTTGAAATAACAGCCCCTGGGTAGGTTTCTTTTGCGTAATCTTCAAAATAAGGCGGGTCGCAAATAGCTAGCGAGAAGTGCTTATCCCCATACCGCTTCATGCCCTCCATGCAATCTTCATTGTAGTATTCAATCACTTAGTCATAATCCTCCTCCCTCTCTAACGTTTCCGCGCATTCAGTGCAGACTACGCCAGCGTCTTCTCTTGTCTCGAAGTCAACGACTTCGTATGATGGATCGCCTCAGCAGATTTCACGGTCGCAAAGAACGCAGATCATTTACCCCTCTCCAAAAACAGGTCAATATTTTTAAGCGGGCATGGTTTCCCAAATAATTTTTCCGGGCAATCCTTTGTGCCGCAGTAATAATTTGCATCTGACGTACATCTGATAATTTCACACAGAGCCTCAACTGTTCGTTCTAAAAAAACGATTCTTTCTTCCACTAAAGTTCCCTCCCTAAAAACATTCTTGTTATAATTGCCCCTGCTTCAGCCTTAGTCATACCTTCCGTGCTGTGCCCCGGCAGGAAATTATGTACAAGGCTCAATTGCCTGTCTGTTGCCCTGTATTCCCCCCATTTATTAGCCAGCTTCTTATCCCATAAGCTCCGTGAATCTGCATAGTTATTACAGAGGCTCTGATATACCTCATCAAGCACTCTCTGATATGCAACCTTTTTGCCGTTCCAGAAAATTCTTCCCAGTTTGTCAGGTGGAGGGAGTTTTACTTTTGGCTTGCCTAGTACCAAATATCCTTTTGCAGTTCTGAACCAATTAACGCCATGAAGATTATATTTTCTGCCTTTAGCCCAAAGGTCAACTATCTGGGCATTGCGTATCCAGTATTTAGGCTCATCCATAAGACGTTCCATCATATCGGGAATATCAAAAATATTTGCAGCCTGGGGCAGATCGTAGTCATCCATGATTTGAGGGTCTAAACCTAAAAGAGTAGGTGCGGTGCAGAGGTTTAATCTTGATGCTCCAACACAGTCAATCAACGTGAGTTCTTCTTTACCGGGATATAGCCTAGTCCCCCTTCCCACTGCCTGAGTGTATAAAACATTGCTCTGTGTGGGTCTTGCCATGATTATTGTTTCGATATTGGGAAGGTCTGTACCTTCTGTGAAAATCATGCAATTAACAAGGCACCGTAGTTTTCCTTCTTTGAATCTCTTTAGCGTTTCTTCTCTCTTTTCTCCCCCAACAACATACTCAGCTCCAGGGATTGCCTTTGCGATGTTCTTTGCGTGTTCAACCGATACGGCAAAAATTAATGTCTGGCCTTTTGCGTATTTGTGATATGCATCCGCTATGGCCTTATTCGCGCTCTCAATATTTACTGCCTTTTCAAGCTCATCCTGTGCGTAGTCCCCTAATTTAGATGCTACATTCCGAAGGTCATACCCTATGTCTACCCTTAGTGCGTAAATATCAGAAAGGTATCCGTTCTTTATGCCCCATTCCAGATCTCTCTCAAAAATAATGTCATCAAATATTTTATCCAACCCTGTCCCGTCAGCTCGATTAGGCGTAGCTGTGAATCCAAGGAGTAAACGTGGGTTAAAGTGTTCTATAATTTTTTGATAAGTAGGAGAAGATGCATGATGGCACTCGTCAACTATAACCATATCGAACTCATCGCGTGTAAACCTGTTGAGCCTGCGTACTAAACTCTGAACCGATGCACTAACGATTTCTTCCCCGTTGGATTTATTAACTCCTTGCTCTATCCCAACAGGTACGTCATAATATTTAATGGGTTGTCTAACCAGCTCATCACGATGGGACAAGATAAGGACTTTACCTTTACGTGGGATACGTGAGAAACAGACTGTCTTCCCTGATCCTGTAGCCATCTGTATAAGAAACCGTCCCCTTTCGGGGACGGCATCTATACATTCTTTTTGATATGGTCTTAGTCTTAATTCTACCAATTTTTCCATGACTCGCTTCCTGCTTCATCCCGCATACTGACAGGTGCAGGTTGTGTACCCTTGCCTCCAGGTTCTGACCAGCTTACAAGATCCTCCTGCCTCTTGCGGGTGAGGAAATAAGAAATTGCGTTCTGCATCTCTCCCCTCTGTTCGTTCATTTCCTGTTTAACCCTTGCCGCACCTACCTTTCCACGCCAGTTCAGCGTATTGAGATCCCCAATTTTAAGGTCGAAAGATTCCCAAAATTCTCCCAACTTCTGATTGGTCATCTGCTTTCTCTTGGTATAATTCATATCGTTTTCACGTGGGAAAACAATGTAATGCCACAGCTTGTTTGACTTCCCTGAAACTGAAAGCGTAACCTTGATCATGTCATTCCCCGCTTTACTCTGTGTTTCCTCTGCTTCTTCAATTCGTACCCTGTAATCTCCCGGCGGAAGAGGTGAAAACTGACCGTCAGGGTTATATTCTTTTGAATCAAAATTCCAATTAATTGCCATCTTTTATATCTCCCTTCAATAGATTTTCGGGTGTGCAGAATTTCCTTTTCCATATCCTGTCACGTGCTATACGTGTAGGTCCAGCTTCAAAAACTATGAATCTTTTCTCATCCTTATCAACCACAAGCTCACCTATAATGTCGCAAAGTCCGCAAAGCTGATCAGGTGTCTTGCCTGAGAACATAGGCTGTGCCTGACTGTATTTACTGCCGTCAACAGAGACTACATCGTTGTATTGCAGCCATGCTGTAAAGATTATGTTTGCGGGGAGCGTTCTGAGTTTTCGGCAGAGGTCAATTATTGCAAAGTTGACCTGCTGATAATGAAGCATCTCAGGCGCACCTCCGTTTTTACCCCCACTCCCTTTAATGGTCAGCATTGACCTTTCAAATTCTGTCAGGGTGTCTATGCAAACATTGTCATACTCGCACTTCTCAAAAAGCATTTTTAATACTTCACCCATAACCTTTAAATCTGCATCCATCGGGACTATATCCACATTCTTTACCCCTGCAAGTACGCTAGTCCCTCTGTCGATGTCAATTACCAATGTCTTTCCTGGGAGTTGACCGAGTACAGTGGTCTTCCCTATTCCCGGTCTTGAATAAAGCATTACCGTTTTGTTGGCGGGAATCATCTTATCCGCTTTTAGAATCTGCAAAGTTCTTCACTCATCCTTTCTTTCTTTATGAATCCTGCTGTGATTTCAGGGTCATAATCCTGGCATATCGGAAGGTACGGGCATCCCATAATTGAACAGGCATTAGGATTACGGTAGAAAATTTTCTTAGCTTGTATAGACCTTGCAAGGTAAACAATCTCTTGTTTAAAATCCTCAATTTCCTGCGGGTGCCGTTCGACCGTGAAAGATATAACTTTTTCCGCATCAAACCATTCACGCTGTCTTGCGAGAAGGTCTTTTGCCTGTTCTTCGGGGTCATCTTCTAACTTTGCGGCGGGTCTCAATGAAGGCTTCGCACATACCGTGTAAATGATTTGATTTACAGGTTGTTTTCGGATCATACTGAGTGCCAGCAGATAACATGA